CGCGATCTCGAAGAAAAAGAATTAGGTTATGATGCAACTAACTGGCTTAAAGAAAAACTCGACGGCGCTATTGCTGGAGAAGAAGATCTTATTATCCGCACTGAGCTTAAAGGTGGCGTCGGTAAATACGGTCGTCTTCTTGGATGGTTATACATTGGGGACGCCGCCCTGTCTCTGAACGAGCAAATGATCACCGAAGGATATGCTTGGGCATATGACGGTGGTACTAAGAAAAAAGATTTTGAAGAACTTCGCGAGATTCGTCGCGGACTTGGCACCTATAGCGGGAATTCCCTGTTTGCCAAATGATTAATTCCTGGACCCTACTCCACGATCATCTAATGGAAAACAATCCACAATACTTAGAAGAAGAGCAGATGCGCGAACTTCAGCGTAAAGTTATGAAGAAGAAGCACGAGACTCTGAGGGAAGAACCCTGCCCGTTATACGAACCTGAATTTCTAGAAGAATAATGCCTGCACAAAGTGACGTTTATCTTGGTAATCCTAATCTAAAAAAAGCAAATACTCAGCAGAACTTTACCAAAGCTCAAGTTGCTGAGTATATTAAGTGTCGGGATAACCCTGTCTACTTCACTGGCAAGTATCTAAAAATCGTCAACGTTGACGCTGGTCTCATACCTTTCAAGATGTATGATTTCCAGAAGGATATGATGTGGAAGTTCCACCAGAACAGATTCAACATTGCGAAACTTCCTAGACAGTCTGGTAAGTCCACGATCGTGACGACTTACCTACTTCACTATGCGCTGTTCAATGAAAACGTCAACATTGCTATTCTAGCAAACAAAGCTGCTACGGCGAGAGAGATGCTTTCTCGTCTGCAGTTAAGTTATGAGAACTTACCACGCTGGATGCAGCAAGGTATTGTAGCGTGGAACCGAGGATCACTGGAGTTAGAAAATGGTTCAAAGATTATCGCGGCTTCTACTAGTGCCAGTGCTATCCGTGGTATGTCTTTTAACATTGTGTTTCTTGACGAATTTGCGTTTATCCCCAACCATATTTGCGATCAGTTTTTTAGTTCCGTTTACCCGACGATTAGTAGCGGAAAGAAATCTAAAGTAATCATCATCTCTACTCCCAACGGGATGAATATGTTCTACAAGATGTGGAACGATGCCCTTAAGAGTAGAAACGAATATGTACCCACAGAGGTGCATTGGTCTGAGGTTCCTGGTAGAGACGCTGCCTGGAAAGAACAGACGATTAAGAACACATCTCAAAGACAGTTCACACAAGAATTTGAATGCGAATTCTTAGGATCGCAGGATACTCTTATCGCTCCATCTAAACTTAAATCACTTTCTTTTGATACTCCTATCAAAAGGAATGCTGGTTTAGATATCTATGAACCAGTCAAAAAAGATCACGACTATGTGATGACTGTTGACGTGTCTCGTGGCACCTCACAGGATTACTCTGCTTTCTGCATCTATGATATCACAGAGTTCCCGTACAGGATGATAGGTAAGTATAGGAACAATGAAATTAAACCTATTCTATTCCCCAACATTATTGTAGAGACTGCGCGTAATTATAATAACGCACATATTATGGTAGAGGTCAATGACATTGGTGATCAGGTAGCTTCGATCATCAACTATGATCTCGAATACTCTAACCTTCTTATGTGTGCTATGAGAGGTCGCGCAGGACAAATTCCTGGTGCTGGTTTCTCTGGTGGCAGATCGCAACTTGGCGTCAAGATGTCCAAGACTGTGAAGAAGGTTGGTTGTTCTAACCTCAAAGCTCTTATTGAAGAAGATAAATTATTAATCAACGATTACGAAACTATTGCTGAACTTACTACGTTCGTTCAGAAGAAAGATTCATTTGAAGCAGACGAAGGTTATAACGATGACCTTGTTATGTGTAATGTTATCTTCTCTTGGTTAGTTCTGCAAGATTATTTTAAAGAGATGACGGACCAGGATGTCCGTAAGCGTATCTACGATGAACGCAAGAATGAAATCGAGCAGGATATGGCACCGTTTGGTTTTATGGATAACGGTCTAGAAGAAGAAACATTTACAGACGAGAATGGTGATGTGTGGTCTGTAGATGAATATGGTACTAAACAATATGCTGTTGAGTATATGATGCCATATGTCTAATGGATCTAGAAGAACAGTTTTCTATAGAACACGTTCTCTTCCGCACACGGCAGTGTAGGAGTTGTGGTGAGACAAAAGATCTAGTAGATGGATTCTATCTTACCAGAAAAAATCGGGGAAATGTCCCCAGTTCTTATTCGTATGAGTGTAAGGAATGCACCATAAAGAGAGTATCCAATCGTAGGAAGCAGTCTCGGTGTAAAGACGTTTATCCTGACTGGTAGTTCACGCAGTGTTTCCCCACTGAAAAGTCTCCTAATAATAAATAACTTAAGAAACACTGGATTCACTTCAGGAGAACTACAACAATGGCAGGTCAAGTATCACCTGGGGTCGTTATTAAAGAACGCGACCTAACTAATGCACGTATTGACAATACCGTCGATAACGTGGGCGCACTCGTCGCACCTTTCGAGCGTGGTCCTGTTAACGAGATCGTAAACATCGTTAACGAGAAGGGTCTCCTGGAGACTTTTGGTAAGCCTAATAAGGACAACGCTGAGTATTGGTTCACCGCTACCAACTTCCTGGCATACGGTGGTCAACTCAACCTCGTTCGTGTTGGCGCAAGCACTCTGGTTAACGCTGTCTCCGACGGCGCAACTGCTACACTGATCGAGAACGACGGTGAGTATGTCACCAACCACTTCGATGACGCTCAGTCCTGGCACTATGCTGCTAAGACTGGTGGTGCTTACGGCAACAGCGTCAGCGTTCACGTGATTGACCACGGTTGGGATGCAGACGTTACTCTGAGCGCAGCGGTGACTGCTGCTGCAGGTGCTACCGCATACCTGAGCAACGGCGTTACTGGTAAACTCTACGCTGCTGCTACTGCTGCTTCCGCAATCAAACTGCTTGAGACTAACGGCACCTTCGCTGTTGGTACCGACAACCTGCTCATCAGAGAAACTGGTGGAACTGCTACTACTCTGGACGGCGCTATCGCTGCTGGCGACGCTGCTATCACTGTAACCGCTGCCACTAACATCGCTGTTGGCGATCACCTGCTGCTGGCATCTGGCGAAATCGTCAAGGTTACTGATATCGCTTCTGCTCCTCAACTCTCCGTTGACCGCGCACAATTCGGCACTACTGCTGCCGCTGCTGCTGACGGTGGCGACGTTCTGGAACTGTCTCAGCGCAGCATCACCGCTTCTAGCAAGTGGTGGGATATGGTGAAACTGTCGGGTACCGACATTAACTGGAACACCCTGGTGGGTCGTCCTGGCACCTCTACCTACGCTGCCAACTTCGGTTCTAAGTATGACGAACTGAGCGTTGTTATCCTGGATTCCACTGGTAAGATCAGCGGCACCAAGAACACCGTTCTTGAGAAGTTCCAAAACCTGTCTAAGTCTGCTGGTGCACAAACCACAGAAGGTGCAGACAACTACTACGTTAACGTTCTCCGCTTCGCTTCCGAGTACATCTACTACGGTAAGCACGACGTTACTAACGTCGATACCAACTTCGGTGGTTACACCACTGGCATCTGGGGTTCCGATATCGAGAACGGTCGCACCTACACAATGCTGGGTTACCAGTCTTACGCCCTTGCTGGTGGACTGGATGGTTACGGCGTTACCGCTGGCGATCTGACCGCTGGTTATGACAGATTCGCTGACACCGAGGACATCACTCTCGACTACATCCTTGCTGGTCCTCTGCTTACTTCCCGCGTTGACTCGATCACAGTTGCTCAAAAGTGCATCAACATCGCTTCTAGCAGAAAGGATTGCATTGCATTTGTGTCACCTTATAAGGCAGCGGTGATCGGCACTCTTGCTACCGACACTGCAGCGCAACGTGACAACGTGATCGACTTCTTCGATGGCGTTGGTTCTTCTACTTCCTACGCTGTGTTCGATAGCGGTTGGAAGTATATCTACGATCGCTTTAACGACACCTATCGCTACGTTCCTTGCAACGGCGACGTTGCTGGTCTTTGCGTGCAGACAGGTGCTGATCTGGACCCCTGGTTCTCCCCCGCAGGTTTCACACGCGGCAACCTCCGTGGTGTTATCAAGCTTGCTTACACCCCTGCTAAGTCTGATCGCGACAAGCTGTATCAGGCACGCATCAACCCCATCTCGACTTTCCCTGGTCGCGGCACCGTCCTCTTCGGTGACAAGACTGCACTGAGCACCCCGAGCGCATTCGACAGAATCAACGTTCGCCGTCTGTTCCTCACTGTTGAGAGACAAGTTGAGGCACTTGCTAAGAACGTTCTGTTCGACCTGAACGACGAAATCACTCGCTCCAGTTTTGCTGGCGCTGTTGGTGGTTTCCTCCGCGAAGTTCAGGCACGCCGTGGTCTGACCGACTACCTCGTGATCTGCGATGAAACTAACAACACTGGCGATGTGATCGACCGCAACGAATTTGTTGCCGAGATCTATCTGAAGCCTTCGCGCTCCATCAACTTCATCACCATTACTTTCGTGGCAACCCGCACTGGCGTCTCGTTCGACGAGATCGTCGGTAGATGATCCACTTCTTTCTAAATAACCATATAGAGGTATAAACACCAATGGCAGTCTCTAGTAACGTAAAGGACTTCCTCTCAAAAGTAAGGAGTGGAGTCAAACCCAATCTATTCCGTGTGAAGTTAGATTGGCCAGCAGGTCTGGGTGTGTCCCAGTCCGATCGCGAGCTCGGTTCTTTCCTGTGTAAGGCAGCAGCTCTTCCCGCATCCAACCTCGGTGTTATCGACGTGCCCTTCAGAGGGCGCGTTGTGAAGGTCGCTGGCGACAGAACCTTCGACACCTGGAGTGTCACTATTATCAATGACACCAATTTCCGTCTCCGCAACCTGTTTGAATCTTGGTTGCAGAACATCAACGCCCACGAGGATAACGTTGCTGCTCTGATCAACCCCGATGCAGGTGGTGATGGTTACACCAAGGATCTCGTGGTGCACCAACTGGGTCGTTCTGGCGAAGAGCGTCAGGACAACTATGTGAAGACCTACAAACTGTGGGGTTGCTTCCCGACTCAGATCTCCCAGATCGATCTCGCTTATGACAGCAACGATCAGATCGAAGAGTTCACTGTTGAATTCCAAGTTCAGTACTGGACCTCTGGCGACAACAGCGAAGAGTACGATAACGTTATTTCCTGATTGAATAAATACCTGAGTATCAGGTATTTTCCAAAATATAATGGCACAACTATTTGGATTCTCTATTAAGAGAAAGGAGGGACCTAAAGGGCAATCCCCAATCCCTCCTTCACAGGATGATTCTATCACCACTATTGCTGGTGGTTATTTTGGACAATATGTAGACCTCGATGGCGGCGCGTCAACTCGTAACGAGTACCAGTTGATTCGCCGCTATCGTGATATGGCTCTGCATCCAGAGGTTGATACCGCCATCGATGAGGTGGTAAATGAAGCTATTATATCTGATCTTGACGATACTCCCGTCCAGATCGAACTTTCTAACTTGAATGTTGGAGAAAATATCAAGACTAAAATCCGTGAGGAGTTTGAAAACGTTAAGCGTTTGCTTGACTTCGATCGTAAATCTCACGAGATCTTCCGTCGCTGGTACATTGATGGAAGACTTCATTATCACAAGGTAATTGATCTCAACAATCCCAAAGTTGGTATCACCGAACTTCGTTATATTGATCCCCTAAAGATTAAAAAAGTCCGCGAACTTAAAAAGCAATCGGACCCCAACGAAGCACGCCGTGTAGGTAAAGAACCTACTGCTTTGGATTATGACTTCGGTCAACACGAAGAGTATTACATTTATAATCCTAAAGGGTTCCTCAATATGAACGGACCTGAGCAGAAAGGTATTAAGATTGCTATGGATGCAATCGCACATACCAACTCTGGTCTTCA